TAATCTAAAACTACTGGTAATTGAAAGGCTGTAGCCCCTTCTTGTTGGTATGTACCATGTTTATAACCCATTTCTACCTCCTACTAATTCATCTACTATAGAATTAAAATATTGATAGTCCTTATTGATTTTTGGATAATCTTCCACAGGAATTAATAATCTCCCAAGTAGTGGATATTTCTCAATAAGTTTCTCAATTTCTTCTCCGAAATACACAGTCCCTCTTACAAAGAGAAACTCAGGTAAATCTAGCTTTTTACCTACGTAAATATATGTTTTCATTGTTAACCCCTTCCAAGTAGTTTTGCTATTTTTCTCTCAACTACTTCTGATGTGTCAGGTACTCCAAATACTCTAAATCTACAAACAGAATAAAAATAAGGCTCTGCTTCTGCTGTAAAGTACTCTATTGAAAATGGGTATGATTGATCCACAGCAAATTTTCCATCTACTGTACTTTCATTCAGAAACTCCTTTTTCAAGTAATCTCCGATAGATAAGTTATTCAGATAATCTTTTTCACTCTCCATTTTAGTACCTATCCACACTTCTAAATCTACTGGTACATCATAGTTATCTATCCCATTTCTTGTCTGCTCAAACTTAGTAACCCTTAAAATAGCAAAAGGAAAGAGGTCTTTCTCGCTCTTTCCTTCTTCTCTATCCTCATGATTTACTTCTGGTAGAAGTCCATGATATACAGTTATATTTCTATCCTTCAATTTCTCAACTAAGAAATCAAATATTAGCTTCTCTACTTCAATTATCATACCCCTATCACCCTATTTATCTCATGTTCTAATCTCATTTTGAATTTTTCATCTGCATAGCCTTGTAGATATTCTAAAATCGATAAATTACCAAGCATTTGAGGTGCTGAAACTGACATAAGTCTTTTTATAGTTTCTCTTTTTCTACCATTTTTTGTAATGAATTTACCCGTTCTTTCAAAAGCTCCTAGATGTCCACTTTTATATGCTATAAAAGCATTAGGTAAAGACTTATACCCTCCTTTTTTTACAGCAGTTTGAACTATTTTTCCTTTTGCTCTAGTCTTAGGATTTAACTTAAAATGATCTAAACCTATAACTCTACCGCTACTTATGATAGAGCCTGTCAAATTACTTTTACTAGTTTTAAAGACATTAACACTACTAAGCAATTTACTTTTTTGTGCAAAATAAGACTCCGTTGTCTTTCTGATTTGCTCAGTTTTTACCATCTCAAGTGAACGGTTAATAGCCCTTGAAATGCAACCTGGTAACTCTCTCTCATACTTTCCAAGAGTATTGATAACTTCATTTATTCCTGTAGCTTCAACTTTAACTCCTATCATTTTTCATCATACCTCGTTAAGTCTATTTCTAGTAAACCCATATCTTCCTTGGTTTCTTCCACTAAATATCTAACTCCATCTACTAAGATTTTTTCTCCAGAATGAGGCGGGTATTTAAAGAAGGACTTTTCTATAAAAAGTGTCATACCTTCGACAAATAACCCTTCATTCTCTAAAGATTTAGTTCTATTTCTTTGCTTATTCTGAAATCTTTCTTCATCGATAACACAGATAGTTTCTTTTTTTCCTATAGTATGAGTATCTCCAAACTCTTCTAAATTCAGAAAAACACTTACTATATCACTAGCTACTTCTTCTTTAAAGCCCATATTTAAGCCTTTTTAGATTTTTTTGAATTTTTATAAGTTTCTTCAACTTCTGTGTTTTCTTCTGTAGTTTCTTCAACTTCTTCAAGATTTTCAGTTTCTTCAATTTCTTCAGTAACTTCTTCTGATTCTACAAGTTCAAGGGATTTAACTCTTTCTATGATATCTGATTCTAAAATATCCACTACTTCACCAGGATTATAAACTATCCCACAGTAAATCAGTGATTGTTTAACTTTTAATTTCATGCTACCCCTCCTTATTTAACTTTTAAAACCTTTATTGCATCAATGTCGAATGGAACAGGCAATGGTCTAGATTCTGTTCTTACTTCAAGAGTATTAATTTTTGTATCTTCATCTTCAAAAGGTACTCTTTCTGCAACTATTATCCCTTTAGCTATATCTGCTGCTGGTCCATAATGTAAAGTATTATTAGATGGAGCAAATAATACTCTTCCTTCTGGAATCATTTTCACTGTATCATATGTTTTTCCATCAGCTTTTAGCACTGAATGTTGAGTTTGGTATGAGTAAATAGGGATATTATATGGTGCTAATGTCCCAATATATATTGCTCCACTGGCTAATTCTTTTGGATCTATTTTCCCAAAGTTAGCATTCTTAACATCTAGTAATTTAGCAATTTTCTCATTTTGAGTGAATAGTCTTGCTGCAACTGGATCCATTACTATATGCTCAACTTTTTGTCCTGTAGTTTCTCCTATTAATGTAATTACAGATTCTATATCCCCTGAAATATCTGCATTTGGTTGATTCCATAATGTAGTAGGTGTGATTTCTTGAATTGTTCCATACTCTATTTTATCTTCGATTCCTTCTCCTTTTACTACTATAGAACCTTTGAACATTAAGTCAATACACATTAACTCTTCTCTTCTCGAGATTTGTTCTTCAAAGTCAGCAAAAGCTTCTCCAATTAATTTTGCTTTTTTTTCTTCAGGAGAAATTCCTCCGTAAATAGTTTCTCCTGCTGATTTAGCAAAGTAAATTTCTTGTGCAGAGAAAGTTTTCTTTGGTGCTACTTTTGGTGCAGAGTAGTATTTAGATGCATAACTTCTCTTTACTACTTCAGTTCCTGGAATTAATTCTGACACGAAAGGAGCCACTAATTGTCTACCTTTTCTGTACTCAATTTCCCATTTTGGATATTCATGAGTTTCATGTTTTGCGAAAAACATATCTCTGATAAAAGTCTTTGGTTTTATAACTGACTGGTCATATACTCCTAAAAAATCTATTAATACTGACATTAATATCTACCTCCTAATTCTTTTACTATTATTCCTTTATCTCTTGCTTTTTTGATAAAGTCTGCTTTTGCAGTAGCTGCTTTTAATTCAAGTCCTTCAAAAATAACTTCTCCAAACACTACAACTGTAGTTTTAGTCTTTGCTGTAGTTCCATCAGCTGTTTCTAAAACTATTCCAAATAAATCTGTTCCATCAGATAATTGTGCACCAGCATTTACAGCTTGCCCTCTCTTAACTGATTTTCCTTGTGGCACTTCTAATTCCATAACTTTGTGACCTGTACCACTTAATAACTGGTCAACTCCATACTCATTACCCTTTTCTACAAAGCTCATTTTGTACCTCCTGTCTTTTTATTCATATACTTTAAAATATTACTTACTGGTATTCCTACAACTGTTCCTGTCTCCCCTGCTTCTGCTTTTGGGGCTACAGGCACTGATGTTGCTTGACTCTCATTTTGTATTTTTTTAAGAGTCTCTTTGTTTTTTTCTTTTTTGATGTTTAAGATTTTTAATGCTAGATTTGCAGCATCTACAGGTTCTTTAAATTTAGCTATATTTACAACATCCTCAAACCCTGCTATTTCAAGATTTTCAATTGCTTCAATTCTGTTTCTTTCTCCTTGAATTGCTGAATTAACTATGTTTTCATAAAGTTCAGGGTAATCTGCCTTGAACTTTTCTACAGTCATTTCTTCTGAGTTTGTGACTGTATTTTGAGTTGGCTCAGGAGCAGGTTCTGTTACTGGTTCAGTAGGTTTAGATCCTGGGAAATTTTTAAATTTTGAAATATCAAATGCTAGGCTATTTACAATTAGTAAATTATTAACATTTTGTAGATTTTCCACTTCTTCTACTATCTCATCAATAAACCCATACTCTTTAGCTTCTTCAGCATTGAACCATTTTTCTTCATCCATAAGCGCAGATAACTCTTCTTTAGTCTTATCTTTAGCTTTAGCTAAGTAAGTTTCTAAGATACTATCTTTAACCTTATCTAAAAGAACTCCAGTCTTTTCTAACTCTTGCTTGTTTCCATAAGCCCATGTCAATGGATTATGTATCATAAACAGAGCATTTTTTGGCATTTTTACTACATCACAAGCACTAGTTATAATAGTTGCTGCACTTGCTGCAAGTCCATCAATAAATGCGGTAACTTTAGCTTTATGATTTTTTAAAGTGTTTGCTATCGCCACTGCTGCAAATACACTTCCACCAGGTGAGTTGATATGTAGATTTATGTTTTCTACATCACCTAAATTTCCGATTTCTTCTTTAATTGTTTTGTCACAAACATCATCCCAATACTCATCAGAACCAATAGTCCCATACATAACAACATCAGCACTTTTTGCTTCTTCATTCTTCGTTATGTTCCAAAACTTCTTTGTCATTTTCGGCATCGTTAATCATCACTCCTTTTTCTTCTAATAATTTGTTTTCCTTTGCTAAGATTCTTACATTTTGCTCAAAATCACCACCGTTAAGCTCAACAGTTTCTTTTGTTCTAGTAGAAAATCCTTGTTGAACTCTTAAAGTACTTGCTTTAACTTCTTTAAGTGGGTCAAGTTGCCCTTGACTCGGTCCATTCCATTGAGCTCCACTCCAAGCTTTTGTTAGCAATGGATCTTCTCCATAGTTCTTCATATCTACTCTACCTAGCAAATATGCTTCTCTTAACCATTCTTCATATACTACTTGTGTAAAATTGCTAGAGAACCAATCTCTTCTCTTTCTAAACATCTTCCAAGCTTCTAATAAAGCAGCTCTACTTGCTGAATAGCTAGCAGTAAAATGCTTAATTAGTAACTCGTAAGGAACTTCTAAAGCTGCTCCTATTTGTCTTAAAATCGAAGTAACAAAAGGGTCAAACTGCGCATTAGGTCTTCCTGGATTAGTTGCGACAACCTTTTCTCCGGGATTAAGTCCTTGAACTAGACCAGGGGTCAGTTCTATTGTTTCATCATTAGAACTGTCAATTTGTTCTGTTTCATCTAAGACTTCATGGTCTGCGATATTAGCCCCTTGTGCATTGTCCTTATCACTTTCAATAAATATTGCATACATACCACTTACAACAGCTGCCATAAGTTCTGCGTCAGTATATCTATCCAGTTGCTTCAGTGCCTCAATGACTGGGGATAAAATAGGTATACCTCTGACTTGCTCAGGTCTTTCAGCCAGCATTATATGTAAGATATTCAATTGTTCCTGCTTCCCATAAACTGAAATAAAGTCAGTTTCTACATTTCCTGATACATCAAGAGGGTGCTTTCTTGCAACATAATATCCTGAGATTCTATTATTGTTGTCAATTTTTACTCCATCAACGATACTCTCATCATTTTGCAATATAGAAGGTGTCATAACTCTATCAGGCTCAATTATTTGTAGCTTTAAGCTATAAGGATTCTTTGGTGTTAGAAAATAGTTAAATTTTACAAAACATTCACCATTCAAGAGAATAGTTAAGAATACAAGGTCTTGAACTTGGTCAAAATTAAGAACTCCCATCTGTTCAATCTTGTTATCAGCCCACAATTTAAATTCTTTTTCAATAATAGTTTCAATTGCTTCAGCTTCTTCTTCACTAATTCCTATAGTTTCATAGTCAATAGATGATTTTAGCTTTAATCCGCTACCGATAACATTAGAATTGATAGTTTTCATCACCCCTTGAGCAACTGGAGCTCCCATATACAAGTCTCTTGACCTTTCAACTAGCTTTTTTCTATTCTTGTAGATGTCTTTTTTAACTCCTCCACCTGTTGAAATCCAACCTTTCATGGAACTTTTTGTAGTAGATGCCCCATGATTTGAGTATCCAGTATTCAGAATCTCAATTTTCTTTCTAGCAACTTCTCTTTCAAGAGCCTTTTTAGGATTAAAAAAAGCAATAGCTTTGTCTAATAAATTCATTTTTCACCTCCTTTTGCATAAAAAAAGAAGATTAAAACCTATAAATCTCTAGGTATTACTCTTCTTCCTAATTTTTTTCTACCATTATTGTTTAATTTATCAAGTTCACCCTCCCAGAAGGCTCTTCCTTTTCTAATTTCAGATAAATTTTCTCTTACAAGCTCTCTTGTTCCAATTTTGTAGCTTTTTCCTGTTAACACAGCTATTTCTGCCTTCCTATAGGCTTCAATCATCTGCAAGCACTCTTCTCTATTGTAATTCAATTTATAAGCTCACTCCTTTCGATAAAACTCTTCTTTTAGATACTTTTGTAGTCTTTTTTGTGGCTTCAACTGTATATTTTTTACTTAAGTTTGGATTTGCTATTTTTAAAGCTGCATAAGCA